CGACCCGGATCAGGCTCGAACTGACGACCTCTAGCGTGACAGGCTAGCGTTCTAACCAACTGAACTACCGGGCCACATGGTGGAAGTTAACGGGCTCGAACCGCTGACCCTCTGCTTGTAAGGCAGATGCTCTCCCAGCTGAGCTAAACTTCCACATGGATCGGCCGACGAGGCTCGAACTCGCTACCTCCACCTTGGCAAGGTGGCGCTCTACCAGATGAGCTACGGCCGCACATGTTTCAATCGCTTCAAGCGACGTTTGTTATTATAACTGACCTTTCCCAAAAAGTCAATGGTTTTCTTGCATTTTGTTCCACATTTTTTTCAAATCTTTTTTCCTTCCCGATATCCAACTCGCGGGCTTTTCCAGTTACGTTTTTCCCCCTCGTTTTGTCGCCTGGGCCTCGCAGCGGATTGAATGATGACGAAGAGATGGCAGCAGCTGTCAAGGCCGCAGAAACCGACCTGATTTATAAAGTTATCATCAAGACTTGGTTCAAGGATATGAGCCGCGCAGATGCTGTTGCTATCTGCAACAAGCTTTTTGGTAGTAGAGACAGCATTCAGATTTTTTCTGCAACACTAACCGCAAACGATGTTGCACGGAATTGGAATGCAGAGCACAGCAACGAGAAGCCCATTTACATGACCACTCGCGCTATTGAGGAGACTTTTGGAAGCATCTAAGGATGTAGGAGGCATCAAGATGGACATTACTCTCAAGGAATACGCTTTTCGACACGGCAGAACCCCCGCAACCGTGCGGCAGAAAGTTTTGCGCGGAGGATTTAAGACCGCGCACAAAATGGGACGTGACTGGCTCATAGACGAAAATGAGCCTTATATCAAGCGCCCGACAAGGAATTCGAGGCAAAATCAAAAGGCAAAAGACGAGGAGGGGCAATGAAATGAAATTGTTGCCCCCGTTACCATCAAAAATGGTTACTGCATACCTTCTTCCGAACGAGCTATCCGCACTTTCAAACTTGCAAAAAAGGATGAAACTTGAAAGTCTTTCGGATGCGGCAAGGTATTGTATCTTAAAATGTAAATTGCCAGTGTATCCACTTCCACAACGTTCTGATATCGCATTTTACTATAGGAAAAGAATGGACATAGCCTTACACTTTGACGAATATGCTGTATTACAAAACATTGTCAGCACAATGTCAAAGCAGTCCGGAAAAAACATTTCGATATCAACTGCAATTCGTAGCGCGATTGTATATGTATCGAAGCAATAAAAACAAGAAAGCCCCCGTTTGTGATTGAATGTATCACAAACGGGGGGCTTTCTATTACCTTATTTTATTTTTTATCGATCTAACTCTCCGATTAACCGTCCTTTCGCTACAATACAGCTCTGCCGCAATGTCGGCATTGTGCATCCCGCGCCGCCGCAAATCCAACACGGCGTGTTCGTCATCGGTCAGGCCAAAACAGAGGTCATCATAGTCGCTGCGGCTCATTCGGAAGTCAAACTTACTTCCCATTGCCAAAGCCCTCAAGAATCTGCTTGAACGCCTGATGTAGACCGGTGGATGCCAGCCCGCTTGCAAGGCCGGACAAAATCACAGTAGCGGTAATTTCAGGCCAATTCATCCAGCATGCCAGTGCGACACCAAGCGCCGCGCAAATTGTGGGAATATACCGGTTGTCAACATCCTTAATCCACTGCTTGACAATCCAGCCCACGCACAGGCAGATGCCAACAATCACGGGAATCATGTATTCGGACAGAAAAGAAATATCCATTTTGCTTTCTCCTTATCAAATTCTGGTAAAAATTGCTATTGTATAGGCTTAAAATTGCTTTTCACATCCAAAACGGGTTATTTGGGGATGTGTTTTATTTTTCAGGCGCTTTTGCTTGCTTCTTCAAGGTCTGCAATCCGATGGTTTGCAACCTTGATTTGTTCTTCCAGCACTGGTACACGCTTAGCAAAGTTGTTGTGTTCGCGCACCTCGCGGGTGAGCTCTTCAATTTTGGTATCAGTCACGGCCTGCGCGGTAGCCATCTTCTGCTCTGTGCGCCGCTGCCCGGCAAGATTGGTAATAATAACGCCGATAAGGCTCAACCCGCCAGTAATCAGCGCAACAACAATAGCATCCACCAAATCACCCCTCCACATACTCGGCCTTGTACAGCCCTGCATCAATCAGCTGCAGCTCTGCGCACTTGCGCATGATGTACCAGGCGTCGCCGCTGGATACCGGCCCAACGTCCAGCATCCACTGGTTGCCATCCGCACAGGTTTCGCGGTACAGGCCGGCGGAGATAAGCCCCAGCCCCTCGCACAGGGCGCGAATGGTTGCGCGGTCGCCGCTGGAGATACGGCCAATGGTGATTTGCTGCTTGTCCAGCTTGTTGGGGGTGGTGTCCTCCGGGGTGGGCGCGGTGTGGCCCTGCAAGCCTGCCTGGATCATCAGCTGCTCATAGTCCTTATACACCCGGTTGCAGTCCAGGCTGGTGCCGTAGCCGGGGATGCCCAGCGCGTTGCGGCTAGAATACTGCCAGATGCCATACGGCAGGGGGCAGGTGCATGTGCTGCCGTACTGGGCGACCCAGATATCATATTTTGACAAAGCCTTGAAGTCCAGGCGGTTGCGGATAAAACCGCAGCTAGCATACAGGATGCCGTAATACCCTGCGGCCTCAATCTCCGACAAAAAGGCCTGTACAAGTGCCGTGCGCTGCGCGTTGGTCAGGCGCAGGATGCACGGCTCGTACTCGATATCATACGCCACCGGCAGGCACAGGTGCTTGCCCTTGATCGCGGCCAGGCAGCAGCGGGCTTCCTGCCGGGCTTCCGCCGGGGTGCTGGCGTAGCTGTACCAGTACACGCCGTACTGGATGCCCAGGCGGGCGCACTCCGCTGCGTTGCGCTCAAACTGCGGGTCTTTCTGGCTAGCATGGCGGCCATATCCCGCGCGCAGCATGGCGTGGCGGATGCCCTTACAGCATGCCGCCCGCCAGTCAAACTTTCCCTGGTGCTTAGATACATCAATCGCGTCAAACACGTTTCGTTTCCTCCGTTCTTGGCGTTGCCAGCGCCGCGCCATCCATCCATAGCGCAGCCAGCAACTCCCGTTCTGTTGTGGTGTCCAGTCCTTCTCGTTCTAACCGTTCCAGCGCGGCATCTGCCAGCCCTAACGCCATGGACAGACAGCTGGCCAGGCGGTGCGCCTTCTCTTTGTCAGTCATGGTCGCGGCCCGCAGATTTTCAGGGCTTCCTCTGCGCTGATTACATCAGCGTCAACCTTTTCCCAAATCTGCGCCGCCGTGATCTTCTTCATGCGGTACAACAGCAGCCAGATGCTCACACTTCAGCACCTCCCGTCATAATGTCCACAATGTCGGCCAGGGCGGTTTCCACCGCGTCCAGGCGCTGCGCCACGGTCATGGGCGGCTGTTCTTCCCATGCTTCGGCATAGGTCCACCAGTCGTCCAGGTTGGCGGTGATGCTCTCCACCGTTTCGGCGGCGCGGTCTGTGCCCAGCTGTGCCGCCGCCGTGGTGGCCGTCCAGCACGTCCCACCCTCTTCGCCCTCCGGTGTTTCGGTCTTGCCTTGCACCACATCCTTGTGCAGCCGCAGCCAGGCGGTGCCATCAGGCAGCCGTTCCAGCTCCACAGCAGCGGGGGAGTGGTCCAGCACTTCCGTGTATTTCATCGTGCTTTCACCTCTCTAGTTTTGCAGCGGTGCCTACCGCCCACTTGGCAGCCTTGAAAAGGTGCCGCTGGTCCAGCTCGGCAGCTGCGCCGTTTGTTTTTGTGCCCACAAAATATCCGTTGTAGCTTATCAGGCGGTACGATCTGTACAGTGGTATGCGGCCGGTCTTGCGCAGGTCATCCGCTGCCCGCAGGCTTTGGCGGCGTATCCGCTTAAAAATGCCGCGGCGTATGGTGGTGTAGGTGCGGTGCATCCTGTAGCCTGCCATGTCAAAGCCGGGGCAGCCCTTAGCTGCGCCTTTCAGGTGCCGTCTGGCCCGCTCTTCTTCCACAGTCAAAAAGTCAACCCGCATCCACTTTGGCTTGATAGTCAGCCCCAGCACATCCTTGGCCCACTTCGTGATCTTCCGGGCGGCGCTCTGCATATCCGCCCATCGTCGGCCAAACAGGCCCAGGTCGTCCATATAGCTGCAGCAGCGCTGTACCAGCGGCAGGCTGGCGCCTCTGCGTGCCTTGGCGTAGCTCAACAGCTGCCGCATCAGGTAGCTGGCCACCAGGTTAAAGAGCCAGGCTTCCAGGTATCCGCCAATCAGCAGGCCGCCATGGGGTGCCATGGCCAGCAAACTGCGTACAACAGCAAGCGGCCAGGCCGCGTGCGGAATCTCATGTTCTAAAATCCCCATCACTACCGCGTGGCTTGTGTTCTGGTAGGCAGATTTTACATCCAGTTTCAGCCCGTACCGCACGCCCAGGCTTTTGCGCCGCAGCCAGCGCTCCACCTGTCGCTTCAGCGCCACCTGGCCCTTTTCGGGTATGCTGGCAAACTGGTACGGCAGCAGCTTGGCCCGCAGCAACGGCTGCAGGGCCAGCACCGCCAGGTGCCCAAAGCACTGGTGCATGGGGCAGCAGTCGCTTAGTTCTCGCGTTTTCATGCTGATGCCGTCAATGCGGTAAAAGGTATGTACTGGGTCCAGGTCCAGGTCATCCGCTGTCCCGTCCATCAGGTCCAGCACCCGCTGTTCCATCTCCAGCGCTATGCCGTGCACCGCTTCCAGCTTTGCGTGCATTTCATTTTTGGCCGTTTCGGCCTTTAGCCGCCCATAGGCAACACCTCCATACTTTTGTGCGTCCGCCAAGTAATTCTTGCGGAACCATTTATCTTCAAAGGCTGCAATGGCCGCTTGTTCGCACAGCTGGTGCGTCAGCGGCAGGTATCGCTTTGTATGCGTTGTCAGCCCTCCATTCTTGCTGATGTTCAACGGCTTTCGGTTGCCGCCCATGCCCTTAAAGCAGGGCGGGCGGTTTTCTACTACTCGCCGCCGCGCAGGCCCACGGCACTGCGGCCAGACGCTCACTGTATGCTGGGCGTATCAACTCGCACCGGGCCAGCTGTCTGGTGTTGGTATTACATGATTGTAGCAGTCAACTGCAAGCGCGGTGCAGCGCTTATGCCTGTTATGGCTTTTTGTCATCAGCATGCCGCGGCACGCCGTTCCAGGAGGAGTTGCCGGGGCCATTGTTACCATTCGCGCAGGGCAAACCACAGTTGCCCCCATCGTTGAGGTTGCCGAAGCGCCACGGCGCATACACACCGGCCCCGCCAGGGGAATTGAAGGCGGCCTTCTTCGCCGCTGCACCACCCATAAATAAAAATTGCTTATATCGTCAAAAGGGGCCTGCTGCCCCTCTGGCCCTGCTTACGCGGGCCATTCACCCCGCTTTTTGCCCGATCCAGCAAGCCGCGGCACGCCGTTCCAGGAGGAGTAGCCGGGGCCAGCGCCACCATGCGCGCAGGGCAAACCACAGGTGCCCCCAACGTTGAGGGCGCCGAAGCGCCACGGCGCATACACACCGGCCCCGCCAGGGGAAAAGAAGGCGGCCTTAACGTAGGTGCTGCTGGAACCGCCGAACTTTGTCGGGATTTGTGCTTCAGCCACCATTTTGTTCAATGCGCGGATATAGTTCCAGTTCCACTTGTTCGCGTTCGGCAGGTCAAATTCGCCCACCTTCTGGTAGTTGGCCGTAATGCTTCCGGCCAGCTTCTCACTGTCCCGGCAGCTGTACACATCATAGTGCCAGTGGTCATCGTCCACCAGGCTGACCTGCAACAGCGGGTCCAGTTCTTCGCAATAGACGCCGATCTGCATTTCCATACCGGCAATGCGGTACGGGTATTTGCCGTTGGTCAGGTTACCAATGCAGCCGTCACTATGGCCGGGCAGTGCTTCGGTGGTTCCGTTCGGCCACGGCATGGTGCTTACCAGCATCGTGGTCGTGGTGTCGATGGTGCTTGCCAGGTCCAGGTTTACAGCCGCATACTCGGTATCGTTCACGGTTACGGTCTCAACGCTCAAAATCTTGGCAATATTGAATACATCGTGGTTGTATGCCTGGTTTCGGTCGTTGTTCGTATTGCTTCCGCGTTCACCCAGGCACACGCAACTGCCAACCAGCAGGTTGGTACCCTGGGCCTTGGTCAGCAGCACACGCTTCACGCCGGTTTCGGCTGCCGCAAGGGTGTACTGGTAGTTGTAGTAGGTGCAGCCTTCCAGCTGGCCGCTGTTGCTTAACGTCCAGTGGCGCAGCCGCCAGGCCATCAGGGCAAACTGGGTGTCGCAATCGCACCACAGCCCATCGTAGGCGGTCAGCTTGCGGGCCAGCGGCAGCGCCGCGTTGGCGCTGGTCCAGGGCATGGGCAGCAGGCCCGCGCCGCTGGTCATGCCGCCCGCGCTGTTTTTACCGCCGTAAAAGGCAGGGTGCCATGTCAGCAGGCGGTGGGTGCCGTCCGGGGCTACATCGCCCGCCATCGGCACGTAGCCGCCGCCGGCCCGCATGTGCCAGCTGGTGTAAAGGTAGCTGCCGTCGTCCCACTCTTTGACGGCCAGGGCAGGGGAAAAGCAGTACACCGGCGCAGTCTCGCCGGTCACATCAAATGCAGCTTCGGTCTCAACAGCCAGCACCTCCATGGTGCCGTCTGCCAGGCTCTTGGCGTTGGCACGCACGTACCAGGTCATGGGGTCGTTTTCGGCCCAATCTGCCACGCCCGTGCTGGCATCCGTCACCAGGGGCGCAGCGCTGCGGCCGTCTGCCAGATCATCCAGCGGGGTGCCGCTGGCATCGCCGCTCACGCTCTCGTGGATGTTCCGCACCGTGTAGGTCTTATCGCCCCAGGCGGTGTCCAGCATGGCGGCAAAGCGTTCCAGGCAACTGTACTTGTTTTCGCTCTGCGTTACGGCAAACGGCCACCACAGCTTGAAGATTTTCCATGTATTGGTGCCGTCCAGCATGGCCGTGTACATGCCGTCCAGTGTAGACGCCGGGGTGGATGCTTTTGCTTCCTCCGCGCTCTTCGCCGCGGAATCTTCACTTGCCTTAGCAGCGGCGGCGCTATCAGCGGCAGCAGTCTCGCTGTCAGCAGCGTTCTTCTGTGCGGCTTCAGCGGCTACTTTTGCCTTTTCTGCCGCCGTCGCATCGGTAGCCGTCTGGGCCTGCTTGGCCGTTACATCGTCCTGGATCGCCTGCATCTGTTGCAGCTTTTCCGCTGCGGCTTCATCTGCTGTCTTGGCTGCCAATTCTGCGCTGTTCGCATACTTTCTAGCAGCCGCCTCACTGCTTGCTGCCGCACTCTCGCTCGCCTTTGCCGCTTCCGCCGAAGCACTAGCTGCCGCCGCTTTCTGCGTTGCCGTGTTCACGGCACTGTCCAGATTTGCCGCGCTAGCGGCTGCCTCTTTGGCAGATTTTTCCGCCGCCGCCTCCGATGCCTTTGCTGCCGTGGCGCTGGAGTTTGCCGCCGCTGCCTGTGTCGTCGCAGTGCTTGCGGATGTACTTGCACTGCTGGCGCTGGATGCAGCGGCCTTTTGTGCCGTTTCCGCACCGGCTTTTGCCGTCTCTGCCGCACTCTGTGCCGTTTTGGCGGCAGTGGCAGACTGGCCCGCGTCGGTTTCGTATTCCTTGGCGGCAACGGCACTGCGGGCGGCATCATCGCGGGCAGCTTCGGCCTGGTTCTTGGCATCTACAGCGCCGTCCCGCAAGTCCTGCATCTGGGTAAGGGCCTGGGCATTCTCGCTGGGGGTGGCGGTGCTGTTGGCACCAGGCACCTGGGCGTGATCCAGCACCATGTAGGGTAGATTGCAGCTGATGCGCTGCACGCCGTCCTGCACGCCCCGGAACGTGATAGTGGCGTACTTAGATGGTTGCTTGCAGGCTTCCGGAGGGACGAGTACAAGGCCGTCCGTGTCTACCAGCATGGTCACACCCTTATCGTTGGGCGTGTTGTGGAAAGTTGCATCAATCGCAAGGCCGCTCCACGTATCGTCAAGTGTCACATGCAGCTGCTCGATACCGTAACTGTCATAAGTGCCAAGCGATAAGTTGCCTGGTCTAACACTGTATCCTTTCAGCTGTACTTCATGCAATGCCATTACATGCCCTCCAATCTGGATTTAACCGCATCCATTCACTGCCTTAATACGGCGGTTTTTCTTCCTCCGTTTTCGGAGGTTCGATGTTTGCCGCCGCTGCTTCTTCGGCTGCCATATTCTCCCGCACGGCGTTCAAAACGTTCTCCAAAATCAACTCTGTGACGGCAAACGGCAGCCTTGCTTCGTTAATTGCAGCAATAACTTTGCGTTTGCAATCTTTAATGCGTTTGTTGTCAGTCATGGTGCATCCTCCTTTACAGTCGTGCGTTTACAGCGTTTTTCAGGGTTGCAATGGCGGTCAGCAGATCATCGTCCAGGGCCACAAAAGACCCCCGGTTGTTCTGGCTGGTGATGTTACCATCACTGTCCAATTCGGTGTATGTGTAGCTAACGCGTTCGCCCTCAGCGGTCGTTACGATTGCCACGCCAGATAATTTCTTCATGTTAATCCCTCCGATTCATCTAATAGAATGTCTGCGGTTTCGTTCGCGCCGGTGTCCATAGCCAACAGGTCATCTGCGGCGGTGGTGCTTTCATCCAGGGCACGCGCGGCGGTGCTGGCCGCCATGTCAATGCCCGCCGGAGTGCCTTCAGGATAATTGCACTCGCTTGGTTCGGCGTACTCACCCTCATAGCCCTTTTGTGCCGCCATAGCCATCCATGAAAATTTCTGTCCGGGATTGCCATGTATAACGGCATACTGGCCGCAATCCTCGGCCCACAGATGTCCAATGCCGGTGCAGTCAGTCAGCAGCCAAGTCAGCTGCCCATGCTGAGCAACGGTTTCTGCGTAGCGAGGGTCAGGTACGATTACGCACCAGCCATCCGCGTTGCATTCTGCGTGGCCCCAATCGGCAAAGGTTGGTACAGGCGTTTCAAAGGCTGCCATTTTCAACGCGCCAAAGCTGGTATTTACCACGCGGGACTTGCTGCCCCACGCGTTCAGGTTTTTGCAGCTCAGCGTACCGCTGATACCCACACGCGTGGTATTAAAATCCGCATCGCTGTCATCGCTGCGGTTGTAGGTGATCTGCAGCCCAACGTAAGATGTGGGGTTCAGCCCGTCCACCCAGCCGTACTTGGCGTACTTGCTGCACGCGCCGATGTAGCTGCTGCCAGCCTCAGAGTACAGCACGCCGGTCAGGCCGATGCTGCCGGTGTTGATGGTGGCGTACCACGCAATGTGCCGGTTGTCGATATACACACGCTCGCCGGCCTCGGTGCCCATACGTATCCAGGCGTTGTCCAGGTCGTACACCGTGGTGTAGTTGAGATTGTGTATCTGTCCGGTCGTAATGTTGCCGCCGTTGATAATGGTCTTATCCTGGTTCCAGGTGCTCAAATCCGAAAATGTCACCACGCCGGTCATGCTGATCTGCGCGCTGGTAATCTCCGTTCCGCCCGCCGTCAGCTTGATGGTGCTGCTGGTTCCGCTGGTGGAAGCCGTCAGCTTGATGGTGTCAAATGTCTGTTTGATCTCGGTTTTTGTTTCGGTGGTAGTCAGGTAATCGCCGCTGCTGGCTGTCCACGCGGTAGGCGCGTTGCCCATCTGCACCATGGGGTGCATAATGGTCAGATCGTTGGTAACGGTGGCGTTATCGTTGGCTGTACTCACAAACAGACCGTCTGCATAGCCGTCCGCGGTCGCCGTGAACGCCGCCCAGCGCAGCTTCCAGCCGTTGTCCAGCGCAATGTCCTGCTTCGCATTTTTGAATGCATTGCCGTAATAACTTTTTGCTCCGCTGCTGCTCTTGGTCTCGAACTGCAAAAACAGGCTGTCCGTGCCAGAGTTGAGCTTGTACAGTACGCTGGCGCAGTAGGTCATGCCCTTGGCAATCACTAGCGTTTTGTCCGCGCCAAAGTGAAAGCGAGTGTTCTGCGCCTTGTTGGTCACGCGAACGGATTCACCATCAATGGTGTAACTGCCCTTTTTGTTCAGGTCATTGCCACCTGCATCCAGGGTCGCATTGTTCCAGTTATCGGTGCCCGCAATAATATTGTTGCCGCCGGTGATCCGCTGCGTTACCGTCTGGGTAATGCTGTCGGCTTTCTGGTCAATCGCGGATACGGATTCTTTAACGGTCTTGAACTCCTGTTTTGTGCTGTCCAAATCGTTGGAAATGGTTGTGGTGGTTTCTTTCAGGCTGCGGACTTCCGTTTTGATTTCATCCGCCGATTGGGAGATCAGGCTTTTGGCGCTTTTCTCTGTTATGTAGTCCCCGCTGCTGGCTGTCCACGCGGTCGGCGCATTGCCGTATTGCAGCATGGGGTGAAGCATCGAAAACTTGTTGGTGTAGCTGCCGCCAAGCCCCGCCCTTATGCTGCCGCAGCCAAGCTCGACCGTTTTCAGAATACCGGTGTTGCTGGGTGTCCAGGTGCCATACCGCAGCACCCAGCCGTCTGTCTGCTCAATTTCAAGCTGATTTTCGGTGGTTATGCTGGTATAGTAAGAATTTCCGTTGTCGGCGGCATACGTAAGGCTCAGGCACAACCCGTCGGTGCCGGAAATTGGTTTGTACATGACGGACAGGCACAGGGTAACGCCTTTGGTAATGCGAGCGCCACCGGTATTGAAAATAAAATACCGATTGGAACCTGCGTTTGTTACGGTCGCGCTGCCGGTATCGTTGTACGTGACCGAACTGCCGCTGACCGCGTTGCCTTGCAGCTTGGCGTTCTTGAAGCTCTCACTGCCCAGGATCAGGTTGCCGCCGCCGGTGATTTTGGTGTCTTTTTTCACCTCAGAGGAAAGCCCGTCCACCGTTGCTTTCAGGTCGGTGTACTTGCCGGTCAGGTCGCTGGCCTTTACTTCCAGGCCGTCCACG